TGGCGACACCTTGGCTGCTGTCACCCACGAAGCTCCGGATCTCCGGGTTCCGAGCGAGCGCGCGGAACACGTTATAGCCGAGGATGATCGTGTCGGCCGAGATGCCGTGGTTGGTCGCGCGGAGGGTGTCGAGCTGCTGATGGATGTAGGTCAGCGGCTCGGCGCCGGCGGCGTCAAATTTCGTGCCTGGAGTCGCGCTCGTAAAGCTCGAGCCGAAGAGCAGGTCAGCGCAGCGCTTCTCTTGAGCGAGCATCAGCGCCCGGCGGACCTTGCGCGCGCTCCGCGCCTCCTCGGTCCCGGGATACTGGGAGTCTTCGATGTCCTCCATCGCGATGGAGTCCTCGAAGGAGTGAATCTCCGCCTTGAAGGTGAGGCTAGACCGGTTGAAGCTCGAGAGGCTCTGACGACCAGCGCCGGGAGCTCGGCGAGAGTCAGCCTCGGGAGCCCCCATGAAGGAGCGGGTATTCTCGACGAGGAGAGTCCCGCTTCGCTCGGGGATGTCGACGCGCTCCATGACGCGGTCGGCGATGAGCTGAGCGTCGCTCGGGACAGCCTCGGAGACGATGCCGGTGAGGATCTGATCGACCGGATGGAGATTGCTATAGCTAGGACGTGCCATGAGTCAGCGCTCCTTAGGCGAACTGGCTTGCGCCGGTGAAGATGATCTCGATCTCGTCGCCGTCGGCGTATGAGGTCGCGTTCTGGTTGAAGATCACGCGGGCGACGCTGTACTCGGTGCCGGCGCCGTTAGCCCACGGGATGAGGCGAGCGGTCCCGGTCTCGACCATGAGGAGAGAGTGAGTCCCCGCGGTGAGGGTGTCACCGGCGATTGCCTTGGTCCGGCCGAAGATCACGACCTCGACCGCGTCGCCAGCGTCGACAGAACGCTGAGCGATGCCGTCCGCTTGCTCGCCGGTGGTCCCGTCAGCGAGAGCGACCTTGCCGTTCGCGTCGATGACGACGGCCTGAAGGCCGGTGATCGCCTCAGCGGCGATGAAGGTCTGGATGTCTGAATTTCCGAGGCGGCTCATTTAGCCCTCCATAGCAGCGAGAAAGAACTCGCGGTCGTTGGTCCGAATCTGGTTGAGAGCCTCGGAGAAGCTGATGCTCTTCTCCGCGGCGATGCTCTTCGCGCGCTCGGCGAGAGACTCCCGGTTAATCTGCTCTCCGGATGCGCCGTGACCAACCTCCCGAAGGGGGACAGCGGAGCCAGACGCGCGCTCGGAGAACATCGCCCAGAAGGCGCCGTCGCCGGCCTTGTTCTGGTTCCACGCCTTCTCGGCGAGTGGGCGCTCAGCGGGAGAGATACGGCCGGAGCGGATGAGCTCGTCGACGGCGCCGGTCCGCTTAACGGAGTCGTTCTCCTCGCGGAGCGCGGTGAGCTGCTCCCGGAGAGTCTGGACCTCGGCGAGGAGGAGAGCCGAGCCTTCGCTCATCGCGTAGCTCTTCTTCTCCATCATCTTCTCCTTGTCCTCCTCCTCGGCGAGCTTCTCCTTCTCGGAGTCCTCGGCGAGCTTCTCCTCGTCGCTCTTCTCGGCGAGGAGATCAGAGTCCTCCTCTTCGAGCTTCTCGGCGTCGCCAGCGGCTCGCTTCTCGAGCTCGGCGACCATCGCCATCTTTTGAAGGAGGAGGTCGACAAGGTCTCCCATCTCCATCTGCATCAGCTGATCTCGGGTCTCCATCAGGTTGACCTCCTCTGTCAGTAGAACACGGTCGACCGAGCTCGCGGATTGCTGCGGTCGAGGGGTAAGAGTGATCGCGAGGAGTTGAGCGCCCCCGGTAGGAGCCCCGCTCTCTCTCGCGTAGACTGAGCCCGTGACGAACTCCGGAGAACTCCAGAGAGAGCCTTGGGCTTCTGCGACTGCCCGCCGTCCGCGGTCGTTATAGGCGGGGATAGCGATGAGCGCGCGCCCGTCCTCGGAGAGGCGGAGGCCAACGATCTCACCGAGAGCGCCGCCAGTCTCCGGCGTAGACGCGCCGACATTCGGGGAGCTCTGGTGATTCCAATCGATGATCACCGGGTCGCTCTCGCGGCGTGCCTGGAATACGCGGACCATCTCGGCGAGGAGCTCCGGCGTGACCTCGGCGATAGTCTCACCGCTCATCCGGCTCGCGACGGTGCCCGCTCGGAGCGTGACGAATGGGCGCCCGAGCTCCTGACCATCCTCGACGACGACGGTGAGGCCGTCGAGCTCGACCTCCTCCGCCTCGGAGAGCGCATAGGCCCGCTCGGAGAGTTTCTTCTCATCTGCTGCGTTCATTTGACCCACTACTTTCCGCGCCCATGCAAAGCCGGGGTCGCCTCCCCACCCTTGCCACGCTTGCCAGCCTTTACCCTGCTCTCCCCACGTCGAGCCCTCTTTGTCGATCTCATGTCGGGTGAAGTAGGCGAGCATCCGGCGGACCGTCTCCGGCGAGAGTTCGACGCCGTTCTGGAGGTCACGCGCTCGGGCGATGCCGACCGGCGTCATCCCCCGCTGACTCTCCGGCTTCTCCGCGCGGACCTCGAGCGCCCGACGCGCTGCATCTTGGGCGCCCTTGGGCGGAGTGAAGTCGATATGCGAATACTTCGCCGGCTTCTCCGCGAGCTCCTTCTCCCGGTGCTGCGGATGCTCCTTAGGGAGTAAGTCGAGGTCGGTATTGTAGGTCTCTTTGCGCTCGCCGGTCCCGACGAGCTTCAGGAAGGCCTTGACCCGAGCGAGCGCCCACTGTTCCCGCGATGTCACCGATGGCCGATGCGACGTGGAGAAAGCTCCGGCGCCTCGCCTGTAGACGGCCTTGAGCATCCCGAGGTCAACCTTGCGCCCGTCCGCGGTGTATCGGTCATTGTGCTCATCGCGGAGGTTCTCGAGCGCCTTCTCGGTTGATTCGGAGATCTGGATATCGCCCCGAGTACCAGACGCGCTCCCTTTAGGGTTCCGCGCCGAACCGGTCCGCTGATCAGCTTTAGGCGCCGGAGTCTTAGGATCATCCTTCCGACGCTCGGCGAGCCGACGGAGCTTGCGCTTAGCACTCATCGGCCTACCTCGCGGAGTTTGCGATAACGCTCGGAGAGAGCGGCGGCTCCTCCGCCGAGACCCCCGGCGACGCGGTCGTAGTAGGTCCGCGCCGCTTGTTCGGGGAGCTCCCCGGCGCCGATACGCTCGCGGATAGCGCGCTCTAGATCATCCTCCGGAGTGAGAAGCCCGAACTGAACCAGCGGAGCGAGAGCGTTTAAGCTCTCGGCGAGCTCGTCGGCGTCGAGCCCGGAGTGGACGAGCCGCGGGAGCTGTGATGGGTTGCATTCGCCATAATTCCACTTGATGAGCCGCCCGATGGTCCCGCCTCCACGTCGGTCCTCGCCGCTCACCGCGCCGGAGACCATGTCGCATAGGTTGAGCGCGCTCCTCCGGAAGACCGAGAGGTGAACCTCACCGACGCTCCTCGAGCCCGTATCGGTCACGCCGAGATGCATAAACGACGCGAGGAAGGCGAGGCTGATCTGATGATCACACTGGGCGATCGTCGCCAGCGCGTGAGAGCTATCCAGCTTCTGCTCGCCGAAGGTGTCGAACGAGACGACCGGGTTATCGACGAGGTAGCTCTGCTCTTGCGCGATGTAGGCTTGCGCCTGGGCGGCCGCGCGGTCGATCATCTCGTCGATGTCGGTGTCGGTGAGGCCGGCGGCCTCCGCAGCGGAGCGATCCACCTTTACTCGAGGAGTCGCGACAGCCCATCGCTCCATCCCGACGCCGAGGAGGTTCGCGGTCCTCTGCTTAAATCGCCACCACCACCACGCCGGACGGAGGAGCCCTCGGCCCTCGAAGTTGCTCCCGGTCCGGTTGAGCGTGAGGAGGAGCAGCTTAGAGGCGGGGATAGGCTCCGGCGGGAGAGTGTTCCCACGAAGCTGCTGAATCACCGCGTCAAGGTTCTGCCCGTCGGCTGACTCCCATCGGAGGTGAGCCGAGGGCTCGCGATCAGCGTAGCGGTCGAGCCAGACACGCGGGACGCCGCGCTCGTCGTGAGCGATGCGATAGACCTCCTCGGCGTAGCGGTAGCCGATGGGCGCGAACTCCCAGAGATACTGAAGCTGGTCCTCCCAAGAGGTCGTCATCATCCCCGGATAGCCGTCGGTGCCCCAGCACTCGTTCGCGAATCGAGCGAGCTCCTTCGAGTGCTCGTCGGTCTCGTCGCCTGGTATCCAGCGCCACGATGCTTCGAGGAGGGTTTGCTTGAGGACACGCCATGACGCCGCGACAGTCGGGTCCGTCGCGAGCATCTCCTCAGCCTCTTGGATCCAGTTCTGCCCGGTGATGCGGAGATTTTGCTCTTTGCCGACAATCTGCCCGCCGGATAGGTAGGTCCCCGTGATGCCGCGTTGACCGAGCGGCGGCACGGCGGGAGCGCCGCGGTAGGGTAGATCGCGCGCTCGGGTGTATCCTGTACGGTAAGACATAGGAGAGCCTCCACTTTGTTCAGTACCATACACCTCTTCAGTATAAAGATAAAATCATGACGACGACGCCGACGCTCAACCCGCTACAGCGAGACCTCCTCCGAGCACTTGCCCATGAGCAGACCTTTATCGCGGTCCGCGCAGGATGGGGGAGCGGTAAGACGAGCGCGCTAGTGTTCGCGATCCTCGCGATGTCTCACGCGAGACCGGGGAGCTCCTCGCTTCTCATCACCGACACCTCGCCGCGCTACCGGACCGTGTTAGCCCCCGAGATAGAGAAGTGGTTAGGCCCGCTCGGTTGGGAGTGGAACCAGCTCAAAGGGACTTGGACCGACCCGCAGACCTCCTCCGTCGTCTGGTGTCGCGCCTACTTCCGGCCGGGGACGCGAGACTCAAGCCATAACCCGCTCGAGGGGATCAACGTCTCCGGCGCCGCCTTCATCGATGAATCGCAGACGATGACGGAGGAGGTCGCCCAAAAGGCGCTCGGTCGGTTGAGGTCGGGACCGTCGCCGATCTTGGTGATGGTCGGCCTCCCGGTCTCCGATGCTTGGTGGGTCCGGATGGCAGAAGACAACGGATGCCCCGCCATATTTCACACGTCATACGCGAACCGCGCGAATCTCTCCGAGGCATGGTTCCGCGCGACCGAGGCCCTCCCGCCGGCGGAGCGCGAGGCGATGATCCTGAACAAGCCGACGCCTCCGACCGGGTCGGTTTATTCGGAGTGGAGCGAGGAGAATATCGTAGACGGTTGGACCTATCGCGAGGACATGGAGGCCCGGATAGCTATCGACTGGGGCTTCCGGAAGCCCTCGGTCCTCATCATCGCCCACGACCCCGAGCTCGGCGCCGACATCATCTGCGCGGAGATCAATCCCTCGGAGGTCACGCTCGAGGAGCTCGCTCGGCTCATCCTCGCCGTCGCTTGGCCTCGGAGCCATCGAGCGAGCGCGCCTGGAGCGCGGATCTGGTTGGACGCCGGCGCCGGAGATAAAGCCGGGTCGGCGCGGAATGATCAGACCGCGATGAGCAGCTTTAAGGTCCTCGGGCTCGACCCGCCGAAGGGTATCGGCCTCCGGCTCCGTCACACGACAAGCCCGGTGAGAACCGACATCGTCAACGGAGTCCAGAGGCTCAAGCGGGCGATATGGCAGAGACGCTATAGGATGACTCGCGAGGTTTGGGAGGCTGGACGGAGAGCAACCGGGAACTCTCTCCGGAAGGCGCTCGAAAGCTACCGATGGGACCAGAAGAAAGAGCAGCCGGTAAAGGACGGACGAGAAGACCCGCTCGATGCGTTAAGATATGACTGCATTCTCTGGCGATGGGGAGATGACGCGGCCTTAGAGCGACGCCAAAAGTCGAGATACAAGCCGACCCGCCAGAGTAAACCTTGGGAGCAAAGGAACCTGTTTTGAACAGCTCACCTCCGGCTCGGGTCATAAACGCCGACTCAATAGACCACCTCAAGACGCTCGAGGCTAACAGCGTTGACGCCGTCGTCACCGACCCGCCTTATGGCTTGGGTAATTGTTCACCGCGCGCCGTCACCGAAGCGCTCTCCGCTTGGGTAGCCGGGGAAGAGTACAAGCCGCGCGGCGCTGGATTCATGGGTAAGTCTTGGGACGCCTTCGTGCCCGGTCCCGAGCTATGGCGCGAGGTTTATCGCGTTCTCAAGCCGGGAGGACACGCCATCATCTTCGCCGGGTCGAGGACAGTTGACCTTATGGGGATAGCGGTTCGCCTCGCCGGGTTTGAGGTTCGCGATATGCTTCACTGGATATATGGTAGCGGGTTCCCGAAAAGCCTTGATGTAAGTAAGGCGATAGACAAGCGAGCTGGAGCGGAGAGGGAGGTTATCAGAGAAGCAAAGGCGACGGGGAACGCGCGCAAAATTAAAGGGACCAGTGACAACGCGTTTTCGAGGCCCGGTCAAAGTTTTGAGTTTGAACCCACGACGATTCAATACACAGCCCCCTCCACCGACCAAGTCAAACAATGGGAAGGCTGGGGGACAGCCCTCAAGCCAGCCCATGAGCCCGCGCTCTTATGCCGGAAGCCGCTCGACGGAGCGGTGGTCGATAACGTCGAGCGGTGGGGAGTTGGGGGGCTTAATGTTGATGGGTGTCGGATAGAGACTGATGAGTATATTTTTACGAGTCCTAGAACCCAGCAATCTCATATTTATGGGAAGTATGCCCAGCAAGATCCAATGCAAAGCACAGGTCAAGAAATAGGCCGATGGCCAGCAAACATACTCCTCGACCCCGAAGCCGCCTCCCTCCTCGACCTTCAAGCGGGCCTCGACGCGAGCCGATTCTTCTACTGCGGAAAGGCCACGCGAGAGGAGAAAGAGGCCGGACTGATAGGGCTTAAGGCGCGCGCGGTGGGTGACGGCAGAGAGACGCCAATAGACAACCCTTATCAGCGGGGAGAGACTAAACGGCAAAATACCCACCCGACAGTAAAGCCGCTCGCGGTCATGCGCTGGCTCTGTAAGCTAATCACTCCGCCTGAAGGACTCATCCTCGACCCGTTCTGCGGCTCCGGCTCTACCGGATGCGCGGCCTCTCAGCTCGGGTTCCGCTTCCTCGGCATCGAGCGAGAGCCGGAGTATGCGGCTATCGCGCGCGCTCGCGTCGCCTACTACGGCTGCCTCCCGATTGAAGAGGAGGAGACAGAGAAGCGAGCAAAGCAGCCGAGCCTCTTCTAGTCGCCGCCCCCCATGACATCGTCGAAGCTCCGCGGCGCCGGAGTGATCGCCGGCGGAGCGACCGGCCTCGGTTGGCTCGGCGGCGGCGTCTCTAGGCGCAGATCCTTTTTCTCCGGTATCCACTCCGCAAACTCTGCGGGGAGCTCGCGGTGATGGGAGATATCGGCGAGCTCGCCGAGCTTCCGGTCCCCGGCGAGGAGGGAAAGGCGCTCGATGACCAGACCTTGAAGACCCTCGAGCTGCTTCCTCAACACGTCCTTATCGATCTGCGCGTCGCGGAGCCGAGCGATGAGCGTCGAGCGGTCATCGTTTAAGCTCTCCAATTCCTTCCGAAGCTGGGCGACGTCATCGGGATCTCGGCCGACGAAGATGCTGATGGCCATGCTCATCGAGCCGACGATCATCCCGATGATGCTGACGATGATGTCCTTGTTCTTCTCGGGGATCTGGCGTTGCGCGAGGAACGACAAGATCAACAGGACCATCAGTAAGAACAACAGCGACGCGACCCAAGAGCGGATAGATTTACTGCTCATAGCTACCTCCTATCGGAGGCCAGCTTACCGATACGCGAGGAGAGCGGTTAGGCCAAGATAGCCTCGGACGCGCCCGTCGGAGTCGCGGAGGACCGGGCCGGGAGCGACGACATCGACGCGCCGCGCGAGGTGGAAAACCATCGTCGGGACGATCTGGAGGACCCCCGGCTCCGGCTTGAGGAGCCCGATGATCTGCCCGCGGATCACCCGCCTCATCGGCATCCCGTTGAGGTTCGGGAGCTCCGTCGACTCCTCCTCGATGTAGGCGATGTGTCCGGAGGGGAGGACCTCCTCGAGGAGGTTCCCGTCGGCGTCGAAGAGGGAGACCGGGTCCGGCGTGAGGTTAATCAGACGCACGGGAGATCTCTCGAATGCGGACCCAAGTCCAGCGGAAGTCTCCGAGCGATTTAGGCTCGATCCCTCGCGGATGAGGGGCCATGACGAGCAGCTCGTCTCCCTCTTGCAACCAGACCGGGTCGCGCTCCCGAGCGTGAAGAGGCGCGAGCGAGCGGGAGAGCTCCGCGATTTTGGAGCTCGGGTCGATCAGGTTTGAGACCTGGTCGCGATGTGCCCACCGCGCCGCCTCGAGGAAAGAGAAATTCTTCACCTCGAGGAGCGCCTCCGGCGGAAGGCGATAGGTCGGAAACTTGCGGAAGATGTAGCGGCTCATGAGTCCTCCCCGTCGTCCTCGAGGCGCCCGGCGAAGTCAACGGTGACCAGAATGAATCGACAATAATCCCATTCGGGGCGCTGGTTGCGTTGGGGCGGAAACATGATTAAGAGCTCGTCCTCCTCAAATAGCGTCACGCTTCGATTGAGCGGAGGGAGCCCCGTCGCCCACTGGGCGATGCTCGCCGAGAGCTCATGCCTCGGCTTAACGATATTGGCGACCCGGTCCTCTCGGAGCCACTCCCACGCCTCGCGGGGACTCATCGGCGAGAACTCGATCCCTCCCTCGGTGTCGGGGAAGAAGTTAAAGCTAAAATTGCTCGAGAGGTACCTCATCGCGCGCGCGCCTTCAGGTCGTCGGCGAGGCGCTGGTAGGCGCCGGCGAGTCGCTCATAGGCCTCGACGCGCTCACCCAACCCTCCCTTGCTCACCGGCTCGCCGAAGTGGAAGGCGCCGACAGTCTTCAACTTCGTCAGAGGTGAGGGAGCCCCGCGCGCGACCTCCCGAGCGTCGACGAGATACTGCGTGAGCTGGGCGACCGCGACCTCCGCCCATGGCTCTTGTCCTTTAAGGATCTGCTCCGCGACATCGACGAGGAGCTCGAGGCACGCGACGACGTCGCTCGCTTGCTGCTTCGCTTCGCTCACTGCTCCTCCTCGCAATCGCTCAGCGCCTCGATCTGCTTAGCATGGAGCCTCTCTATCGCTTGGAGAGCTGCGGCGGCAAAGTCAGGATCAGCCCGGCGCCACTTGTCAAGAGCTGC